AGGTAGGACAGGTAGACCGCTGCCGCCACGTCCAGGCAGTATGCCGCGTAACTCGAAAGGCCAGGAAAAAAGGACGACGGCCGCTGCCCCCAGGCTTTGGCCGTCGCCACCAATTCAATCATCGACTCATGGTTCTCTACGAAAGGATTCAAGCTGGCGCACCTCTTCCGTAACGAAATGGAAGATGGCCAGCTTTTGGTTCAACGTCAAAGGCATGATCTTTACGATGTCGTCGTACTTCGGCTCGACAAGAGCCTGTTTTGCCACCTCGTCCAGGGCCGGCAAGATTTTTTGCAGGTCAACGTCGATGTCGAAGTTTTCGTCCTTCGGGTCCTTGCCGTCGAACACTTCCTTGGCCTTCACCTTGAGAGAATTCGGGACCCAGCCGGCCTTTAGGACAATCGGGGTAAGGTCGATCTTGCGCGCGCGAACCTTGATCGTCCCGCGCCCATCCCAGTCGGGAATCTCGATGACCTGCCCTCGCGCACGTTCTTCGATTTCTTTGAGGGTGATCACGTCACTCATCCGGTCTTACCTCCTTACAGAAGCTCAGGCGGCAAAGTGTCCACGAATTCCTCCGTCACGTAAGGAGCACCCGTCGCCGGATTCTGGCGGGCGCGAATTTCAAACTCCGGCGTACCCCATTCCTGGTCTTCGTGTTCAATGCTCGGTGCGTAACCGATGCAGTAGGGGAATATGTATTTGAGGAAACCGTCAATGCCACCGGAGCTGTTGTAGTTGGCGACGTACAGCTCCATCTGGAACGGAATGCGCTGAGCCTGCTCCTCAATCGTCGGTGCAGCCCATCCCACGACTCGCTCATCCGTGCCTTCCGTGACGGTGATCAGTTGGCCGCCACCGATGATCTGCGCCACCTGCGCGTCAAAACGCGCATCCGTAAAGGTGAGGTTGGCACCGACCACAAAGTTGTGCTCCTCGTACCAGACCAACGTGCGGTCTCCGCCGCGCAGCGCTGCGGATTCACCCTCGACCGTCTCCAGCTCAACCACAACACTCTGCGACGTCTTCACGGCGTGCTTGGTCGGGCTGGCCGGCATGGAGCCGTCAGGATTAAGAGGGATCAGGATCAGACCACGGCAGCCACGGAGATAACCGCTCCTCGCTTGCGGCAACTTCGCCATGCTGCATTACCCCCTTTCAAAGATTGCGGCCCCCTGGAAACGAACCAGGAGGCCGATTAGCTGCCTATCGTCTTCCACGAAGTCAAACATCCCCGGCACCAAGTAGACGTCGTACTGCTCCCCCGAAACGCTATCTATGACAACGCGGCCATTCAAGGCCGCGATGACGCTTCTCGCAAGGTCGTCCAGGGTTAAGAACGAACCGGTTATGTCCTCGTACAGCCGCACCTCGATGAGGTAGTCGCCGGCATAAGAAATGCGCCCGCTTCTGCCGCCGTCCATCAGTTTAACGGTGGCAAAGGGGCGTGGCGTGTTCACTGGAGCCAGGAACGCCTGGTAGACGCGGCCGCCAAGGGTCGACACCTCATTTCTCAGGTGCTGAATGATCGCGCGCCTTAGCACGGATCATTGCCCCCACAGCTCACGGAAATCGCGCTCGATGTCTTTCAGATGGGCGCGCCGCGTCGGTTCTATGATGGCGTATCGGCCATCATGGGCCAATTCGAGGTACTTACCATACTCCACCGTATGGCCCAGGCGAATGACGATCTCCTGGCCCTCCAGGGAAGCCGTGCCGAACAGCCCCGCACGGGCATTACCCGTCCGGTCCTTCCACGGGGCTTTCTGCTTCATCTCCGCCTCCAGCTTCCCGGCCCAGTTCTGTGCCAGGGCGAGGGAGGCGGCGCGCATGCGTTGGTGCCAGGCGTCCATGTTCCGAAAAACCTGGTTTAGCCCTTTCGCCATCACATCACCTCCACCAGGTACGCCTGGACGGCGAACACTTGACCACCAATGCGCCGTTGGATCACGCGCTCCACACGGTACGTTTGACCGTTCACGGTGAACGTGTCACCAACGCGAACGTCGGCGTCGTGCGGAGCAAGGAGCAGCCAGTCGTAAGTCGCAAACCGTCCCGCTTCGCTCACGACGACACGCGGCTGCGTGCGCGACGGAACAAGCCGGCCGGTGAACGGAGGCAGGTCGATCTCCTGCTTGGCGTTGCCGCCTGCGCCGTCGTCAACGACCTCCACCCGGTGAAGCACGATCTCTACCGGGTCCTCTGCGATTGCCCGGGCGTGGGCGTTACGTAGCGCTTCCAGCGCGCTCATCACGCATCACCCCCGGTCCCTAGCACGTCAGGCGGGCAGATGGCGAACACGCGCGACCGGCGCCGGGGCGACCGTTTGCGGAAGCTCTCGGCCATCGCCAAACAATGGTCGCGATAGTCCGCGATGGACACGAATTTAAACGACTGGTCGCCGGCCGAAACAGATTCGAGGCCGTCGCGCTCCCGCATGGCACGCGCCGCCTTGCGTTCCCATGCCTCGGCAGCTGCGTCCTCAATGTAGCGCGCGGCCTCCAGAATCTCGTCCAGCTCGGCGTCCGTAAAGCGTGTGTCCGCTTCCGTTCCGCCGGGCGGAATGACTTCGTCAACAAGCCGCCGCAGTTTCTCGCGGAGTTCAGCCGTCGGCGTCACCGGTCATCACCCCTTCTTGCGGGGCTTGTCCTGCTTGTCCGGCTTAGCTTCCTGCGTCACATCTTCGCGCGGCTCGAAGTATTGGCAATCACGTTCCGCGTCGCGCGACTCGGCGGTCCACCGCCGCCACGGGAGATCAGGATGGCAACCGTGGGCCGGGAGCATGCCGGGGTCCGCTCCCGGAACCCAGGGGTAATGAGCACAATCAGCGCAGCGTGCCATGTGCCATCACCTCATTCGGGCAGCGTGATTTCCTGGACCGCATGTTCCGGCGCGGCGATGACACCGCGGCGCGCGCGACCAACGATGGCCCCGGCGACCAGGCGGCGCAGGTCAGCCCCGGCAGCGTCAACGATCAAGTCATGTTTGATGAGCTCCACAAAATACTTGCTCGGGTCGATCAGGTATGCCTTGGACGGGTCCACGCCCGGGTAATCGTAGACCTTTTCGCCGACCGTCACGCGGTAACCGTCGTAGAAAATCAGCGTGTTGATCTGGGATATGGCGTTGTAAACCGTTCCGCCGATCTGCTGCCGCGCAAGCGCCTCCTCGATGTCCCATTGACGGGACGAGTGCGCCAGCAGGATCGTCGGCCGGCGACGGGCCAGCGTGTCCGGGTTTTCGTCCTTGGCGGCGTCCTTCAGGCCCTGGACGATGGTCGCCCGGATGTTTTCGACGAGCGTGCCATAACTCGTCACGGCCGCCGTTTTGTTTTTGCTCGGGTAGTTGTACGAGATGATCGGGTACAGGTGGATGTGGTTCAAGATGGCGTTGTAAGCTTCGCCCATGGCCCGGTTCAATTCGGTTAACTGCCAGGTCTTGTTATACACTTCCACGTCTTCGGTCCATTCGAAGCCAGCCGTATAGGTGACAATCGGCACCGCAGAGGCAGGCCCGACCTTCACGGATCCGAAGCGCACTTCTTCGCCTTCTGCGTGTTCGAGGAAGACCACAGTCGCGTACATAAACGGTCTTACGTCCACGAGTTCCGTGAAGTCCCGGTTTTCATTTGGCCGGTAGATAGGCTTATAGAGGAGCGGCACTTGTTCGCGGCCTAGCTCCAGATCAATGACCGTTTTTTGCACCAATTTGGACAAGCCCGAAGCGGTGGTGATCATCTCACCGATCGGCCGGGCTAGGTCGTAGACCTCCATCTCACCAGCGACGATCCGCTTGGTGACGTAATGCGTCTTCCCGTCCGGCCCGATGTACGGGATGCGTTGTTCGATCGTTTGTTTCCGGCGTTCCTCACGCAGCGTCTCCAGGCTGATCACTTTGTACGCCATTCGCCATCACCCCTCCGTTTAGACTTGCGGACCCATCACGAACCAGATGACGTTATTGGCGTCCTTGGCCTGCGTCACGCGGCCAACGGGTTGCCCAGTGGCCTGCGTGGTCAGCAGTTTGGTTGCATCGTCGAAGTAGACCAGGTCGCCGACGTTGAACGCATCGGCGGTTTGGACCTGGCTGGTCTCGTACTCCGCCTGCTCGGTCACCAGGACCACCTGCTCACCTTCGGCGGCGTCCTTCGGTGCCAGGCCGAAGAAACCGGCGATGCGATAGAATTTGCCAGCCTCCACAGGGCCGTGCCCGGCAGGCACTGTCACCCGCACGCTGCGACCATTGGAAACCTTGCGCGCCATGTCTCATCCCTCCTCGAAATTGGTTAGATGCTCACGCGCCGCACGACCAAACCGGCGGAATCATCCGCATGCGTGGAGAGCTGCGGCCGTACCGTTTGCTCGCGGAACAGCGAAGCGAACGCCTGCTTGACGTCCTCTTGCTGCAACATCTCGCCAACGGCCTTGCGGACCTCCTCTTCTGTCACCACTTCCGGCAGATGGAGCATCCGCTTGACGAGCGGTCGCGCCGCCTCAGCCGTGACCATCTCACCGACCACCTTGTCGATGATGGCCTCGCGCTGGGCCTTAACGGCTTCGAGTTGCGCCTCGCGAGCCGCCTTAGCAGCGGCCAGCACCTCATCGGGTTTGGCCTCGCGGGACAAGCCGAAGACCTCAGCCATCTCGCCGACGACCTCGGCCCGCTCCTTCAGCTCGCGGTACTGGTCGCCGCCGACCTCCTTGGCGACCGTCTCAAAATCCAGGCCCATCTCACCGATGACGGCCGCGACCGTGGTGTGTTTCTTCGCTACCGCCTCCTTCAGCTGTGCCAACAGTTCATTGACCGTCATGGTCTCNNCATGCGTGGAGAGCTGCGGCCGTACCGTTTGCTCGCGGAACAGCGAAGCGAACGCCTGCTTGACGTCCTCTTGCTGCAACATCTCGCCAACGGCCTTGCGGACCTCCTCTTCTG